TCTCGGAACTGATCTCATCGTAGATCACAACATCACAACATCAGGCCTAGTTGACGAGTCAGCATTCCTCGTTGCACCAGGTTCTGTATATTGCTGGGAAAGCCCACAGACACAACTTCGCCTAAATATTTTAACCACAGGCGAACTCGAAATCGCACTCTACGGCTACCTCGCAATTTATGTGGGCAAGTCTGGCAAGGGCGTTCGCCGCTTCAATATGACTGCTTAACCGCAGCAAACTAAGTCGCTGGCGGGGTAATGCCCTTTTACCCCGCCAGTCTTTAGAAAGGAGATCAAATGTCTTATACAACAGTTGCAGAACTTCGCAGCGCTCTTGGCGTTGGCACACTCTACGCAGATGCCACTTTGCAGTCAGTATGCGATGCAGCAGACAATGTGTTGATCCCTTTTCTATGGACTAACTCGACTCCAGTTATCGGGCATAGTAATACAACCAATACCGGCACTTCTTACTTTCAAGATAATGTTCAAGAAGTGTTTTATGTTGGACAGTCTTTGGTCTTTACAGGCTGCGGTTCAAAGCACAACGGTAACAAGACACTAACTGGCGTGGGTGAGTATTCAGTTACTTATGCGATTACAGGCAATAACAATGTGGCTACGCCTTACCACCCAATTAACCCTTATGGCTCAGCAGCCGCAGACACTTATGTTGATTACTCAACAGTTCCAGCAGTTCAAGAAGCATCTTTAATGTTAGCGATCGCTATCTGGCAAGCGCGCCAAGCGCCAAGCGGTCAGGGAATGTCAGTTGACGGCTTCACCCCTAGCCCTTTTACAATGTCTAATACTTTACTTGCTCGCGTTCGTGGATTACTAGCACCTTACTTAGCGCCCGGCTCGATGGTTGGCTAACCATGGCGGCGATCTCAACCCTTCGCGCAACTATTGCAGCAGCGCTAGTCGATAACACTAAGTACTCAGTATTCTCATTCCCACCAGCAACGCCTATCGTTAACAGCGTAGTGATTAGCCCGGCTGATCCGTATCTAACTCCAACTAATAATGGTCGCAATACTGTCGCACCACTTGCTAACTTTACTTTGAACATCTTTGTGCCGCTTCTCGACAACGAGGGCAATTTGAATGGTATTGAGGATCTACTAGTTGCAGTCTTTAATAAACTAGCAGCTTCCTCTATCGTCTATAATGTGGGAGATGTTAGCGCGCCAAGCGTTATGTCTGCCGCTACAGGCGATCTATTGTCCTGCTCAATGCAGGTCTCAGTCCTAACGAGTTGGAGTTAAAATGACCCTTGAACAATGGGAAAAAGAAAACGAAGCGTTCCTGATCAAGATCGGTCAGATCGCTCCAGCAGCACCTAAACCAGCAACTAAGAAAGATGAGGAATAACCGATGGCAGTATATCTAAGCAACGGAGTGGTTCTTACTGTAAATGCGGTAGACCTAAGTTCGTTGGTGAGCAGCGTTACAATTAACAGATCATTTGAGGAATTGCCTATTACAGCTATGGGCGATTCTGGAGTTCGCGCTGTGAAAGGCTTGGAAACTTCAAGCATCACTATCGACTTCTTTAACGATGAAGCAACATCAAAGACACTACAGACTTTGAATAGCGTATGGGGAACAAGCACAACTGTTACAGTTAAGCAGACTTCAGCGACAGTATCAGCGACTAATCCGCTTTACACAATGTCTTGCTTGGTCAATAACACAACACCTATCAACGGTGCAGTTGGCGATCTTTCAACTCAGTCAGTAACTTGGAATGTCAACGGCACTATCGCAGTTACAACCGCACCATAATTAACTAAACTAAGGGGCAAACAATGGCAAAACTAAAGGTAACAAGGGCAGACGGAAGCGTTAACGAGTACCAGATCACTCCGGCGATCGAGTACGCCTTCGAGCAATATGCAAAGAAGGGCTTTCATAAAGCCTTTAGAGATGACGAAAAGCAGAGCGATGTTTATTGGCTTTGCTGGGAGTCTATTCGTAGGTCGGGTGAAACCGTAAAACCCTTCGGAGAGTCATTCCTCGAAACATTGGCGCGAGTCGAGGTTCTCGATGATGACCCTTTGGAGTAACGCGGGAGTCCTTCACCTATCTCGTAGCGAGACTATCGCTAGAGACTGGACTCTCGCCACAGACTTTAATTGAACTAGATCACACGATGTTCAGGACTTTATTACAAGCCCTGAAGGACAGAGCGAAGGAGACAAGCGATGCCAGTAGAACTAAAAGGCGCAGATAAACTTCGCAAAGCCCTTCGAGAGTTTGAACCTGATCTAGCCAAGGCAACTACTAAACAAATGGCAGCTGCGCTCAAGCCGATTACTAATAAGGCTCGCGGTTATATGCCGTCTAATACTTCGATGCTATCTGGGTGGACTTCGGCTGCATCGTCATCGGATACTGCCAAGTATCGAATGTTCCCTAAGTACGATCAAGCAGAAGCCAAGCGTGGAGTTAAATACTCAACCAGTCCTTCTAGACCTAACAAGCGCGGCTTTGTATCTCTAGCGCGGATCATCAACGCATCTGCCGGCGGTGCAATTTACGAAACAGCCGGGCGAAAGAACCCCGACGGTCAGCCAACCTTTCAGCGTACTAAGTTCACTCCTGCTTCTTACCGCGAGGACGGTCGAGGCTATAACAAGTCTCTCAACCCTAACGCGGGAAAGCAGTTCCTAGCGCGTGCAAACTCAACAGGTGAACTGGTTAACGCTCGCCCACGCCAGCAAGGCCAAGCAGGTCGATCAACTCGCAAGATGACAGGCCGCGCCATATTTAGAGCATTCGCAGAGGATCAAGGCAAAGTCACAGCAGCGATAGTAAAAGCAATAGGCAGTTCTGCCATTGAGTTTAAAGCAAAGACTAAGGTGAAGTAATGGCTGATCTAAAGATAGATATTGCTTCGGTATTTTCTGGAAAGAAAGCCTTTCAAGATGCCGCCAAATCAACTCTCAGCCTTAACTCTCAGGTCAAGACACTCGCTAAGTCGTATGTGGGTTTATTTACTGTTCAGCGTTTAGGTCGCGCAGGTTTCAGCGCTGCTAAAGCCTTTGCCCAAGATGATAAAGCGGCCAGAGTATTAACCCAGTCTTTAGATAACTTAGGTCTAGCCTTTGCAGATCCTTCAGTTAAGAACTTTATTGCAGACCTTGAAAAACAATTCGGCGTACTCGATGACCAACTTCGCCCAGCCTTTCAGCGTTTATTAACTACTACTGGAGATGTCGCTAAGAGCCAGCAATTACTACGCACAGCCCTAGATCTTTCGGCGGCGAGCGGTGCTGATGTGGTTTCGGTCGCAGGCGATCTTTCCAAGGCTTATGTAGGACAGACTAGATCCCTTGCCAAGTACGGCATCGGACTAACTCAGGCAGAACTCAAGGCTATGTCTTTTGAGGAAGTCCAAACACGAATTAACGATCTATTCGGCGGTCAAGCAACAGTCGCAGTAGATACTTATGCAGGTGCGCTACAGCGCTTATCAGTAGCAGGCAATAACGCTAAAGAAATTATTGGTGGTGGCTTACTCGATGCACTCGCAGCCCTTGGCGGCGGTGGAGAAGGTGGACTTACCAACACTCTAAACCTTATCGAAAAGACTTCTACTGCACTTGCTACCTTCGTGCGCCGCTTTGGCGTTGGAGTTGGTCAGTTAGCAGCCTTAGCGCGTGGAGACTTGCAAGCCTTTAGAGCCATAGGCGAGACCGAAATGAACCGCGGTCGAGATATGTCTGGTATCACTCCAGCGATCAGAGCAGAATTAACTAAAGCAGCAGCCGACAAGGCAGCAAAAAAGAACCGCGATGCTTTGCTTAAGACAACCAAAGAGCAGACTAAGGCGATCAAAGAGCAGACAGCGTTGCAAAAGGCTGGAACTCTATTTGATATCCAACAGACTCAGATCATCGCTGCACTTAAGGGCGATATCTCAGCTGAGGAACGCAAACGCCTAGAACTGCAACTGGCTATCTTGACCGGCAATACTTCAGAGGCATCTAAACTTGCTGGAGAACTTGCCAAGTCTCAAGGACTATCACAACAACTAGCTGCTTACCTAGCAAGCCTGCCAGATGCCAAGAACCCTTTCACAGCATGGAAGTCTTATCTTGACATGATCGAGAGCCAAGTTGCTCGCATTGCAGCAGGTAATGTTCAGACAGTTCCTACATCTATGGCTACTGGTTACGGCGTTACTGGTCAGCAATACTCTTTGCCTAATGCTTCAACACAGACAAGCGCAGCAGGCGTGGACTTTACAGTCAATGTGAACGCTGGTTCAATTATTGCTCAAGAGAGCCTGCAAGATGTTCTCCGAGATACTTTGCTTGATGCTTCACTATCTGCCAAGTTCGCTTCCATATTCCGTCAAGGTGGGTCATTCGGGCCATGACCTTACCTGCTCAGATATCCGTCTCCTTCGACTTTACTAGCGGCGCTACCTTCGGGTATCCCTTTACTATTGGCGATGAGAAGTACGGCGTTCTAGGCACAGGCACACTTGCTTCAACTACTACTCCAGAACCAACAGTTGATCTGACTCCTAATGTAAGACAGATCAGTATCAAGCGCGGGCGCAATATCATGCGCGACACTTACGAGTCTGGGTCTGCAACTATTAGAGTCCTAGATCCTAACTCTGACTTCAACCCACAGAATGTTAATTCGCCTTACTTTGGCTTCTTAACTCCACTTCGCAAGTTGCGTGTCTCAGCAACGGTAGGCGGCGTGGGCTACTTCCTTTTCTCTGGCTATACAACAGACTATAAATACACCTATCCTCAGGGGCAGGAGACAGGCTATGTTGACATAATCTGCGCAGATGCTTTTAGACTTATGCAACAGGCTGGAATTACAACTGTGGCAGATGCTACAGCTGGGCAAGACACCGGCACTCGAATAGGCAAGATCCTAGATCAAGTCTCATGGCCTACTTCTATGCGTACGATCGACACAGGCAACACCACCTGTGTCGTAGATCCGTCAAGTTCTAGAACTGCGCTCGATGCCCTAAAGAACGCAGAGTTCTCTGAGCAGGGCGCGTTCTACATAGATGTTGAAGGAACTGCGATCTATCTAAACCGCACTAATGTGATTAAGAAGTACGGCGAGACTCCGATCGAGTTCAACCAGACCACAG